GGTCGATAGTCCGAATCTCGGACACACAAAAGACAACCTTCCAAAAGACAACCAACAAAAGAAAGAAGATGCTGACGCATCTTCTGCGCCGAGCGGAAAAATCTCGCTCGACGCTGCCGGCAATTGGATCGGGATTCCGCAGGCACTGCTTGCCACCTGGTCAACAGCCTATCCAGCCCTCAGCCTGGACGCGGAGCTTGCGAAAGCTGCCGCTTGGATCCTTGCCAATCCAAAAAACAAAAAATCGAACTATGCCCGCTACCTGACGAACTGGCTTTCCAGGGCGCAGGACAGCGCCAGGCCGGCCGCCGCCTCCGCACAGCGCGGGTTCGATCCGCTGGCCTACGTGAACCGAAACCGCACAAAGCAAGGATCTGCCCATGTTATCGACATGTGAAAACGCGTGGCTGGTGCCGCATGTCAAGCTCGAAGGCATCAGCCTGATGGACCATCTTTTTGGTCGCATGAACGGCATGTACCCGAACAAGTGGCGGGCGAACTTCCGCGACGAGCAGGCCATCGAGGACTGGAAAACAGCTTGGGCCGAAGCGTTCGACGAGGACGGGATCACGCCGCATGACGTCGCTGCCGGCATCAAGAACTGTCGCCGGATGTACGACTGGCCGCCGTCCCTGCCGGAATTCATGAAAGCCTGCCGGCCCAGCCTGAACCCAGAGATTGCTTTCCACGAAGCCATCAAGGGCCTGACCGCGAGGCGCAAGGGCGAGATGGGCGAATGGTCGCACCCGGCGATCTTCTACGCTGCCATCGAAGTTGGGCAGTACGACATGCTGAACAGCGCGTACAGCACCATGCGAGCGCGGTGGGAAAAGGCCCTGGACGAGCAGATGGCGAAAGGACAGTGGGATGAAATCTCGGCACCTGCTCTTGCGCTGCCGGAACCACGCAAAACCGAACTGTCTGATGTCGAGGCGGCGAAAGCCATGGAAAGCATGGGTGCCGGCGGCGTGCTCAAGGAAAAGAAGGACCACAAGGCCTGGGCCAAGAAGATTCTGGCCAACCCGAAAGGCTACGCATCCATTGCCGTCACGATGGCAAAACGTGCGCTGGGTGAGGAGGTGGCCGCATGAGCCAGGATCACGTCAACTGCATCGACTGCCTGCATTTCGACCTGCGTGCAGCACCAGCCATGGCAAAGCAAGGCTACGGCGTGTGCGCCAAAGACGGCCGGCCCGGGCGCTACGAGAGCGCCACCTTCAACCGGACGTGCCGGATGTTCGAGGCCGGCCCCGTCGAGAACTCGCAGAAGCGGCGGGCTTGGCTTGAGGCTGAACAGAAAAGATTCACTGAAAAAATCATGGGGACGGCATGACGAGCGAAATCGACCGCTACCGGCGCTCCATCCAGTACGACTGCATTCGCTGCTGGCGCGAGAGCGGGGGAATCATGCGCTCGTACATGATCACGTGTCCGACATGCCACAACAAGCGATGCCCGAAGGCGTCCGACCACCGACTGGCCTGTACGCACAGCAATGAGCCGGGCCAGGCCGGGAGTGTGTACGCATGACCCTGGACCGCATCACCATCAGCCTGCCGTGGCCTGATCCGCGGCTCATGCCCAACCGCAAGAACGGCCGTCACTGGTCCAGCACTCAGGCCGCCAAGGCCCGCGCTCGTATGGATGGTGCGATGTCGGCCAAGCAAGTCGTGGGCCGCAACTCGATCAGCCTGCCCGATCAGATCCCCGTGAAGATCACGTTCGCCGCGCCGGACCGCATCCGCCGGGATCTGGACAACCTGCACGGCGCAATGAAGGCGAGCCTGGACGGCATCGCCAAAGCCCTGGGCGTGGACGACAGCAGGTTCGTGCCGGTGACGCTGGATCGCGTGCTGGACAAGCAAAAGCAGGGATTCGTCATCGTGGAGATAGGAGGTCAGCCATGACTTTTCATGACCGCCCGCTGAACGGCCACGACCTGCTCTGGAACTGGGCGCGCTGGTGCTGGACCGGCGAGACGCCGGGCAACATGGCCCGCTACGTGCCGCAGGAAGACGATCACAGGCCCATCATGATCGACCACGCGGTGGCCGTGCAGGCCCTGTACGAGCGCCTGTCGCGCCACGAGGCCATGGTGATCCAGGCCGAATACACGAGGAAAAACAGTTGGTTCGGCGATCTGTCTGCCGATGGCCGACGCACGATGGCCAGGCGCTGGATTCAGGAAGTGACCGGCGCCGTGCTGCGTCAGGAAGATTACACGCGGTTGCTGGATGGTTTCCGGCAGCGCGTAGAGAGGGAGGTGTTGCAGTGAAGTATGCGAAGGAGGTGATTGATCTGCTGGGGGCGTATCCGGGGCGGCGGTTCAAGATGCGGCAGATTCTGAACCATGTGTCGCCGCGCGCTGATGGCAGGCGACTTGCGGTGGTCCGTACAGGGGTGTGGCGGGCGCTGCAGGCTCTGGAAGAAAGTGGTCAGGTAGTCATCTCACGACCCGATGCAAACGGCGCACACGCTGAGTATTGGTGGAAAAGCATAACATCAGGTTCTTGCGAAGCATTTCAAAAACCTCAACAATACGTCCGGGCTATCACGCCTTGAGCAAACGTACCCGCCCATTGAGGCGGGTTTTTCGTTATCACTTCACGGCGATTTCCACGGCCTCCAGACGGCCCTGTGGTGTGTAGTTGAATTTCCTGTTCGTCACTACAAAATCCCCGGAATGCTCGGTCGATGGCTGGAGAAATACGGAGTCGCCGATATTTGGCAGGGGATGGCCGTCAACGTGCGTGTGGCGCTCCGTGACGTTGAAAATCTTCTCGGACTCGATCTTGAAAACGATGATGATGTTTTCCTGAGGCATGGGCCTATCTCCTGTGTGGACGAAACAGCATTATGGCATCGAAGATCACCCCCAAAATAGCCCGCTTCATCGAGGAATACCTCAAGGACCTGAACGGCGCACAGGCCGCGATCCGCGCCGGGTATAGCGAACGATCCGCCAAGCAGCGCGCCGCCGACCTGCTGACCAAGCCGCATGTGCAGGCCGCCATTGCCGCCGCCCAGGCCGCCCGGTCCCAGCGCACTGAGATTGATCAGGATTACGTTGTGGCCCGCATGGTCGAGATCGATCAGATGGATGTCTTGGACATCATGACCGACGACATGGCGCTCAAGCCGGTAAGTCAGTGGCCCCGTGTATGGCGCCAGTACCTGAGTGGGTTTGATCTGGCCGAAATGTTCGAGGGTTCGGGTGATGAACGGGTGCTGGCCGGCATCATGAAAAAGATCCGGTGGCCCGACAAGATCAAGAACCTGGAACTGCTGGGGCGGCATCTGGGGATGTTCAAGGACAAACTCGACGTGACCGTTACCGAGGTTCCGTCTGGGCTCAGCCACTTTTATGGGGATGACGACACCGAAACCGACGCTAAACCCAGCGCTTAAGGGGTTCTGGCGCGCGCCGGCCCGCAATCGTGTCCTGTACGGCGGTCGGTCTTCATCGAAGTCCTGGGACGCCGCCGGGTTCGCCACGTTCCTGGCCAGCAACTATAAGCTGCGCATCCTGTGTGCACGGCAATTCCAGAACAAGATTGAGGAATCGGTCTATACGCTGCTGAAGGCGCAGATCGACCGATTCGGGCTCAAGAGCAAGTTTCGCATCCTGGACAACAAGATCATCGGGGCTGAGACCGGAACCGAGTTCCTGTTCTACGGCTTGTGGCGGCACATCGACGAAATCAAGTCGCTGGAAGGCATCGACATCCTCTGGATAGAGGAAGCCCACAATCTGACCGAGGAACAGTGGGCGATTTTGGAGCCGACCATCCGAAAGGAAGGTTCCCAGATCTGGATCATCTTCAATCCACGCCTGGCGACGGATTTTGCCTACAAGCGCTTCGTTTTGGACCCGCCGCCGAACACCATCGTTCGCCGGATCAACTACGACGAGAATCCGTTCTTGTCGGGCACAATCCTGCGCGTCATCGAGGCGCTCAAGGAAGAAGACTACGAGGAATTCCAGCATGTCTACCTGGGCGTGCCGCACGACTCTGATGATGGCGCGGTCATCAAGCGCGCATGGATTCAATCGGCGATTGATGCTCATGAGCGCGTCGAGGCTGATTGGACTGGCCGCAAGGTGGTTGGTTACGACGTGGCAGACGACGGCCAGGACAAGAACGCCAACGCTGGCATGGACGGCTCGATTCTGTGCCTGCTGGACGAATGGAAGGGTGGCGAGGACGAACTGAGAGAATCGGCGGCCAGGACGAAGCTGAACGCAGAGAAGATCGACGCCGATGTGATCGGCTACGACTCGATCGGCGTGGGGGCTGGCACTGGATCGCACCTGAACAGCATGGGCTGGCGCCGGCACTTCAAATTCAACGCCGGTGCCAAGGTGGAAAAGCCGGAGAAGAACTACGGCGACACCAAGATCAAGAACAAGGACTTTTTCGCAAACCTCAAGGCCCAGGCCTGGTGGCTGCTGGCTGACCGGTTTCGCAACACGCATCTAGCCGTCACCAAGGGCCGCAAGTTCCGGGCTGACGAGATGATTAGCATAGACAGCTCGAAGATCGACGCGAAGCTGCTTGACAGACTCACAGACGAATTGGCCACACCACTGCGCGACTACGACAACCAAGGCAAGGTCAAGGTCGAGAGCAAAAAGGACCTTGCCAAGCGCGACATCAAATCCCCGAACCTGGCTGACGCCGTGGTGATTGCCGCATCACGCGGCATGCTGGCCCGCGTCTCCATCGCTGACATGCTATGAAAAAGACTCGAATCCGTCCGCTGCGACCAGCCACGAATGACGGCCTGGTCAATGTCGTCTCGGGCCTTGGCACCAGCAAGGGCAAGCGCGCCCACGGGCATTTCCAGCTGGACAACATGTTCGGCTACCAGCAGTGGGAGGCCGCCTACCAGACCAACTGGATTGCCCGCCAGATCGTGGATATCCCAGCGGATGACATGACCCGCGAGTGGCGCACGATCAAATGCCAGGATGCCGACGATATTCGCGCCGAAGAGGATCGCCTGTCGCTGCAGTCCTGCGTGAACGAGGCGTTGTCCTGGTCCCGGCTGTACGGTGGCGCTGCCATCCTGCCGATCACCAATCAGGATTTCGAGAAGCCGTTCCGCCCGGACTTGATCGGAAAGGGCGGCGTCCAGCGCCTGCTGGTGTTCGACCGCTGGGACTTAATCCCGCATTCGATCAACACCTGGGACGTGCTGGCCGAAAACTATCTGCAGCCCGAGTTTTACACCCTGTACCAGGGCAGCCAGAAGATTCACTGGACACACTTCATCCGTTTCGTGGGTGCCAAGCTTCCCAGGCGGCAGCGCGTGCTGCTGCAAGGCTGGGGCGATTCCGAGTTGCGCAAATGCCTGGAAGACATCAAGGACACGGTCTCAGCTAAGGACGGCATCGCGGAGCTAATGCAGGCCGCCAACGTGGACGTGATCACCCGCCAAGGCTTGTCAGAAGAGCTGACCACGGATCAGGAAGACAAGATCATCGAGCGCTACACGCTTTTTGATCAGATGAAGTCCATCATCAACACGGCGCTGCTCGACGGAGATGAGAAGCTGGAGCGTCTGACGCTGAACATGAGCGGCATAGCGCCTGTGCTGGACACCTTCATGGTGTGGATATCGGGCGCTGCCGACATTCCCGTCACTCGCCTGTTCGGTCGCTCGGCTGCGGGGATGAACGCCACTGGCGAAGGCGACCTGAAGAACTATTACGACAGCATCCGCGGCCGTCAGACAAGCCAGTTGGACCGGCCTATGGCGGCTCTGGACGCTGTCGTGGTGCGTAGCGCTGTGGGCCACCTGCCCGACGACTACAACTACGACTGGAATCGCCTCACACAGCCGAATCGCAAGGATGAAGCCGAGGCAAACAAGATCGAAGCCGAGGCCGCCATCATCCTGCTGGATGCCGGAGTGATTAGCCGTAGCCAGGAAATGCGCCGCCTGGAAGCCGGTGAGGTCTATCAGTACGAGGATGGCGTGATCGAAAAGATCGAGGCGACCGAAGACTTGAGCTTGGGGCCGGTAGAGCCGCCGAAGGATCGAAATGGCGACGAACAGTTCACGTTCTGAGATCCAGTACAACCAGATCCTTCAGCGCCTTGTCAACTCGGTCAAGCGTGATATCGACGAGCAGCTGGTTCCGGTGATCGAGGCCCAGGCCCCCAATTACGTGCGGGATTCATGGGGCGACGACATTCAGGCTGCTGGCAAGAAATTACAGGACAAGTGGACATCGCCAGGATTCGTCCAGGCGGCTGAGCGGATCGCCACCGGATTTATCCGCGTGACGCTGTCGGCCATCGACCGTCAGAACAAGCGGTCATTCGGCATCGACGTGCTGCAGGCCTCGCCCAAACTGCGGATGTCCATGCAGGCCGCAGCGATCCAGAACGCGAACCTGATCCAGTCGATTCCTGGTCAATACCTGCGGGATGTCGCCAACACCGTATTTTCCAACATGCGCATGGGCCTGCTGCCGGCAGAGATCGCCAAGCAACTGGAAGACGATCACGGCGTGGCCCAACGTCGGGCGCGCTTCATCGCTCGCGACCAGACCGCCAAGGTGCACGGCGATCTGAGCGAGCAGCGCCAGCGTGATGCTGGGTACGAGTTCTTCGAATGGATGGACTCGGATGACGAGCGAGTCAGGTCGAGCCACCGCGCAATTGCAGAGGCCGATGTCGGCTACGGGCCGGGAGTCTATCGCTGGGACGATCTGCCCACCAATGAGCGCGGTGAAAAGGTGAAGCCGGGGTCGGACTACCAATGCCGGTGCGGCGCCAGACCAATCAGCAACGCCAAGGTGCGGCGCAATCAAGAGGCCGCGCGCAGGAAGGAAAAAGACACATGACCAGAATCTTCATTCAAGACAAGGCGACATTCAAGACAACAGCCCGCACCTATGACGATGCGGGCTTTTTGCATGTGCCGGGCCGGGTCTCCAAGACAGGGACGCAGCAGTACCTGCGCCGTGAGCTGGGCCTGGACGGCGACCCGAACGCCCGCGTGACGGTCTACCGGCCGGCCGACGAGGTGTTCGCCGCCGACAGCCTGGCCTCGTTCGCGGGGGCTGATGTCACCGTCATGCACCCTGGCGAACTGGTCAACGCGAAGAATTACCGCCAAACATCGGTGGGCGTGATCCGGGGCGCCGGTCGCCAAGATGGTGATTTCGTGACGGCTGACCTCGTGGTGAAGGACGCCGACGCCATCGCCGCCATCGAAAAGCGCGGCTTCGTTGAATTGTCCGCCGGCTACACCGCCGAGTACGAGCACGCGCCCGGCACCACGGACGACGGCACCGACTACGAATATGTGCAGCGTGGCATCCGTATCAACCACGCCGCACTTTTGCCCGCAGGGGCAGCACGAGCAGGGCGGCAAGCCCGTCTTTACGATCATCAACCCAAAGGAAGCACCATGAGCAAAATCACCCTCGACAGCGGGCGCTCGGTGGAAGTCCAGGACGAGGCCACTGCCGCGCTCGTGCAGGATCACATCGACCGCCTGCAAAAACAGATCACGGACAGCACGGCGGAACTGGACAAGCGCCAGGCCACCATCGACGGCCAGGCCGAGCAAATCACCAAGCTGCAGGCTGCCACCGCTGACGATCAGATCACGGCGCGCCTGAAGGCCGTGACCGACGCTCGCGCCCGCGCCGAAAAGATCGCCCCGGGCGCCGCGTTCGATTCCATCGATCCGGTGGAAATCCAGCGCCAGGCCCTGGCCAAGGCTCGTCCGTCCACCGACTGGGCGGCCAAGTCCGAGGCCTACGTGCAGGCCGCTTTCGACATGGCTTTCGACCAGGTCGAGACGACCGACGCTCACGGCGACCAGAAACGCAAGCTGGCCGAGGACGGCGCCAGGGTCGTGACCGACAAGGCCAAGGCGCCTGCGTACGACTCGTACACGGCCCGCTTCACCCAACCCCAAACCAAGGAGTAACGATCATGGGAATCACTGGCGGATACACCATCAATCACGGCGACCGCTATGCCGGCATGGTCGTCAACGCGGAACTGAACAATTCCGTGTCCAAGCTGAACAAGTCCGGCGCGACCGTCCATTGGGGCGTGTTCGTGGCCCGCGACGGCGCCGATGGCTTCAAGCCGGTGGATGACACCACCACGGCAGCCGGCATTATCGGTGTGCTGCGCCGCGAACTGAACCGTGCACAGATGGACGGCTCGACCGGCGGCGCGCCTGACGACCGGGACGCTACCGTTCTGACGGTGGGCACCATCTACGTACCCACGCTGGGCGGCGTCACTGCTGGCCAGGATGTCTATGCAGTTGTTGGAACCGCTGCCAACGCAGCGCCCAACCCCGGCATTGCAAATAACGCTGCCGGCGCAGACGCCACACTGGGCGTGAAGGTCGCTGGCGCCAAGTTCATCGAAACCACTACGGGGGCCGGTCTGGCCGCCATTTCCCTGGTCATCGGAGGTTAATCAAATGCCGAAAGTCACCATCACCCTCGACCAGGACTTCCCGCACCTGGGGCTGTCTGCCGGTCAAACCGTCGTGTTCGACGATGCGATCCGCACCGCCGACGACGGCCTGGGGTTCTACATCTCGCAACTGGCAGCCGTCGAGCCGCGCATCTACGAGACGAAGTACCCGAACATCAACTTCCAGGAATTGATCCCGGTCAACTCGTCCATTCCCGAATGGGCCGACAGTGTGCCGTACATCAGCTACGACGCCGTCACCCTGGGCAAATTCATCGGCGCCAATGCTGACGACCTGCCCAACGTCGCCATGAAGGCCAAGAAGGACAACGTGCCGGTCGGCTACGCCGGTAACTCGTTCGAGTACAGCCTGGACGAACTGCGCAAGTCCCAGCAACTGCGTATGCCGATCGACATCACGCTGGCCACTGCGGCTCGGCGCGGCGCCGAAGAGCACATGCAGCGGGTGGCGTACTTCGGTGACGCAGACCGCAACATGTACGGCCTGTTCAACCATCCGAACGTGACGGTGGACGCCACCAGCACACTGGACTGGAAGGGCAGCGGCGTGACCGGCAAGAAGATCCTGGACGAGATCAACGGCTGGATTGGCGACGTCTGGAACCAGTCCAAGGGCGTGCACGTTCCCAATACCATGGTCATGGCAGCCAATCGCTGGACGTTCCTGGCCACCACTATGGCAACGGAATACGCGCCCGACAAGACGCTGCTGGAGATCCTGCAGGCCCAGAACCTGTACACGCGCATGACCGGCCAGCCCATGACCATCGTGCCGCGCTTCCAACTCGATGGCGCAGGCACCAGCGGCAAGGATCGCGTCCTGATCTACGAAAAGAACGCGGACAACCTGGTCATGTACATCCCCATGTTCTGGCGGCCCACGGCCCCGCAGCCGCGCAACCTGAAGATCAAGGTGCCGGCGGAATACAAGGTTTCCGGCACCGAATTCCGGTATCCGATGAGCGCCGAGTATTTCGACCTGGCGACGATGAGCTGATAGGCCGGGCACGGAGCGGGGCGGTCTACGGGCCGCCCCATTTCTTTTCCAGACAAGGATCAAGACATGAAAGTGAAGAACACTTCCAAGCGCGTCATCAAGCTGCTCAACGGCAAGGACAAAGTGACGCTGGTGCCGGGCACCGATGATGCCTATGACGTCAGCGACAGCGCCGATGTGCAGGCCATGATCGAGGCCGGAGAACTGTCCGAGGTCTACGGCAAGCCAGGGCGAAAACCGAGGGCTGAGAGCGCCGACGGCGACAGTAAGGACGAGAAGTAACCATGGACATCACCCCGGCCATCGTCACCGACTTCCGTGAGGCCTTCAACGGCGAATTCGCTGACGTGAACAAATGGTCCGACGATGTCGTGACGGACCTGCTATGCGAGGCGGACGCGGAGACTGGCGGCAGCGGCTGGGGGGCGTTCGCCTTGGACTGCCACAACTTCAAGCGGCGCGGCATGTACTACTTCGCCGCGGCGTGGCTGACCTTTCTGTACGGTCAGGGCCCGGCCGCGGGCATTGACCCCATCGCCAGGCTGAACGTGCAGAGCAAGCAAGTGGGCGACGAGAACATTTCCTTCCGCGTGCCGCAGATGATGGAAGTGAACAACGACGCGCTGACCTACACCTCGTACGGGCAGGCATTCTATCGGCTGCGCAAGCGGGCCGGCATGGGCGCGCGGGTGATCTGATGTACCTGAAAGTCACCGGGTTGCAGGAGGTCCAGCAGGCCTTGAAAAAGGAACTGGGCAAGCTGCGCACGCCGTATTACACACTGGTGGGCATCCACGAATCCGCCGGCATGACCGACGACGGGCAGATGACGGTCGCCAAACTGGGGGCTATCCAGCACTTCGGCGCCGACATCAACCACCCGGGCGGCACGCGCTATGTGATCGGCAAGGACGGCAAGGCTCGCTTCGTGTCGGACGACTTCGTTGGTCCCGTGAGCGGCGTCACCGGCCCCCACAAGATCACCATCCCGGCGCGCCCCTGGCTGGACGTGGGCGCCGAGGCTGGCGCCAAGGAGATGCTGGACACGATCCAGGAGGGCGTCGAGGACGGCCTGAATGCCAAGCAGATCATCACCCGCGTGGGCCTGACCGCCGAGGGCGCCATCAAGAAATACATCAACGAACTGAACACGCCGCCGAACGCCGCGTCCACGATCCGCAAGAAGGGTTCCAGCAACCCGCTGGTAGACACCGGCAACATGCGTGAGTCCGTCGTCTCGACAGTGGTGGGCAAGAAGCCCCAGGAGGGCCTGGAATGAGCGGACCTCTGGATATGGGCGGCCACATCGATGGTGTGTTCGCTTCGGCGCCGGTGGCGGTCAAGGCCTACGAGCAGGGCCACCGCGGCGACCAGGGAATCTGGGTGTCTGGCGTGCCTATCGAGGAAACCTACACGGCCACCATTCAGCCGCTGAGCGAGCGCGAGGTCGACAACCTCATGCGCGCCGGCGTGCGCCTGCTGGACCCGCGCAAGGTGTACATCAATTCAGGAGATCTGGGAAAGCTCGTGCCAGTCAGCGACATGGACTTCCTAGGGCAGCGCTGGCTGGTCGTGAAGACCGACATCCGGCCCTGGCGCACCTACGCGAAAGTCGTGGTGAGCCGCTATGACGAACAGCCGACATGACGAACCTCGAACTGTACAAGCTGCTTGAGCCCTCGGTCATGGTGGCCTCTGGCGTGCCGGTGGTCATCCCGGCCGCCGACAACAAGCCGGCGCCCAAAGGCGCCTACGCGTCCATCCATGTACGCACCAACATCAACGAGCGCGGGCAGGCGTTCAAGCGCAAGCGCTTACTGCCTGACGAAGAGACCTTCGAACACACGATCCGCAGTCAGCAGGAAGTGACTTGCGTGGTGGAGTTCTACCGAGGCGAAGCCAAGGAGTACGCCGCCAACCTGATGCAGATGGACAAGCGCGAGGACATCGTGTGGCCGCTCTACCAGGCAGGCCTGTGCATCATGCGCACCGGCCCTGTGCTGGACCTGACGGCCCTGCAGTCCAGTCAGTTCGAGGAGCGGGCCCGCGTGGACATTTTCCTGCGGATGGAAGTGGCCCGCACCTATCAGATCAACCGAATCATGGAAGTCACCGGCACCGTCCAAAACGAAGATGGCGCTGACCTGCAATCCGCGACCGTCCGGGCAAACCCCCAACTTTGAGGCTAAATCATGAGCTACCCAGCAGACCGAATCATTCAGGTCAATGCGCGAATCAGTCCGGCCGGGCTCGGGTTCGCCAACTTCGGATCCATCACCGTCTTTGCGGCCGCCGCGGACGTCACGGCCGGCGCCCTGACCGCCGACACGCGCAAGACCTACTTCGACATCCAGGAGGTCGCTACCGACTTCCCCGTCGCCACCGAGACCTATAAGGCGGCCGCCGCGTGGCTGGGCGGCACGCCCAAGGGCCGCGAGCTCACGATCTGGATGACGGCGGCGGATGATGCCGACATCACGACGACGCTCAACAAGGCGCGCGATGCCTACTGGTGGTACTGGACGGTGTTTACCGCACCCGTGCTGGCCCTGGCCGCCAGCGTGAAAACGATCGCCGCCTGGTGCGAACAGAACGCCAGCATGCTGGTCGACAATCAGACGGGCGTGGCTGCGGTCTCCATCCGCGATCAGAACGACGAGACCGATATCGCCAGCGAACTGAACCTGCTGGGCTATCGGCACGTGTTCACCGCAGCGCACGCGACCAACGCCCAGGCCGGGACCTACCTGGCCAAGCACTTCGCGACGGTGAATTACAGCGCCCAGCGCTCGACCATCACCGGCGAGTTCAAGAAGTCCCCGGGCGTTGAAGCGGAGGACCTGAGGGGATCCGAAATCGCCGCGATGGAAGCCAAGAATGCCACGTTCTATTCCATCGTCGAGTTGCAGGGCAGTCAGGACGTGGGTCGGTGGCTGAACACCAAGACGCACTCGACCTACGGCGAGTTCATCGACGACGTCGTGAACCTGGACGCCTTCATCAACACGCTGACCGTGCGGCTGTACAACGCCCTGGCCAACGTCACGACGAAGCTGGAGCAGACGCCGCGCGGCCAAGCCGTGCTGCTGGCGACTGCCCGCCAGGTGGGTCAGCAGTACATCGACAACGGCTACCTGGGCCCGCGCAACTACATCGATCCGGACGACGGCATCGAGAAATACACCATCGGCTTCGAGATTCTGACCAAGCCCGAAGACATCCTCGACCTGGTGCCGGAGGATCGCAATAAGCGCCTGTCCGCGCCGATCCGCATGCGCCTGTTCCGCGCCGGTGCGATCCACAAAACCATCGTCGATCTCGACGTCTACTGATCGGAGACCATGCAATGGCACTCGTCAATATCACCACCGAAAACTCCGTCATCACGATCAACGGGCGCGAGATGACGGACTGGGGCGAAGCTGAAAACCCCGTCACGGAAGAGCCGATCGACCCCGGTTCCACGATCCGACGCGGCATGGGAGGCAACGCCGTGCGCCTGGATCGCATCAACCCGGGGCGGCGTGTCACGCTTAGCCTGAACCCCGGCGGTGCGGATGCCGCCTACATGCAGGGTCTTCTCAATAGCAAGGCGAACATCACCTACACCCGCACCACCATCGGCACCTTAGAAAACGCCGTAGGCAGCGAAGGCGCCATCGTCAACGACGGTCAGATCGGCCGAGCGGGGGGCACGTCCATCACCGATGATGTGTTCATCATGGAATTTAACGCCTTCACCACGCTGCGAGGCGGCGCATGAGCGAGACCGTCAAATCCTTCGTCCTGAAGGGCGGCGCCTACAACGTCGCCCGGGCGTCCGCTGTGGCCCAGGACGAGCTACTGAGCCTGCTCACGCAGCCCCTGGTGCAGCGCCTGTCGACGGCCGCGCCCGGCCAGCCGGTGGACGAGGACGTGATCTTCTTTATGTTCCTGGCCATGCCTCACGCGGTCAAACTGAAGATCGACGATCTGATGCTGGGCAGGGTGTTCAGCAAGGGCACGGAGCGCCAGATCGCGCTGGCCGACGTCGACGTCATGGACTGGAACCGGCTGCGCACCAAGGCCTTGATCTGGAACCTCGAAGGTTTTTTTACCTACTGGGCAGACGCAAGCGCAAGAGACGCGGCCAGCCAAGCACAAGCCCCGTCAACTGGTATCTGATGCGGCCGTGCGCCGGCGTGAACGGCATCTGCCCGCCGTTGTGCACGTGGGCGCAGCTCACCGACGGCACGTACGCCCTGGAAGACGTGGAGCGGTTCAACCAGGCTATCGATGAAATGGTGCGCGCCCACCGCGAGGCCGTGCGCGCTGCCACCCCGAAGAAGAGATAACCCGCCATGCCCAGCGTCCTGAAAAACTTCCTGATTGGCGTGGGCCTCGATACCGAGGACTACGACAAGGGGGCCAAGCGCGTCGAGGCAAGCCTTGGGCGCATGCGCTCCGTCGTCGGGATCACTGGCGCGGCTATGGTCGGGGCGTTCGCCGTAGCGGGCACGGCCGCGATCAATGCCAGCAAGCGGATCGACAGCTTGAACTTGGCCGCCGAAGGACTGAAGACATCCCCAGCGTACATATACGCTTACGGCCGCGCCCTGGCCGCGATGGGCGGCGATGCCGACAGCGCACTGGCGGCGATCAGATCAATCGAAGAGGCCCAGACAAACCTGAAGTTGAAGGGCATGCTGGGCCCGCTTGAGGATGTGGCGCTGGCGCGAGGCGACATCGAGGCGCTATCCAAAACGACGAGCGGCAAGGACTTCCTCCGAACTCTTGCGCCCATGGTCCAGAACATGGACAAGAATCAGCAGCAGCTAACCCAGCGCGCCCTGGGGCTGACTGACGACGTCATGCGCTCGCTCCGTGGGGGCGTCGATAAGTTTGACGCAGAGATCTCGCGTGCTGCGCAATTGCTTGGTTCCGGCTTTACCGACGCGACCGAGGCCGCACGGGATTTCAACAAGGAACTGGCCGAGTTCGGAACCAGGATGGAAGGCATCGGCAACACGCTGGCCGAGAAGGTGCTGCCGGGATTCACTGGTGTGCTGCAGTCCATGGGCGGATTTATCGACGAGCACAAGGAGCAAATCGACGCCGCCCTTGGTGTCGCTGCCGAGCATCCTGGTGCATCTGCCATCGCGGCGGGAGGTGGCGCGGCTGCCGCTGGCGGCGTATTGATGCGCGGGCTTGTTCCCGGCGGCGTCGGGGCTGCCGGCGCTCGACTTGCCCGCCTCGGGACTTGGGGGGCGTTGGCTGGTGCCGGCGTCATTGTCGGAGATATGGCGGTCAACGGGGTGACCGATGAGCAGCGAAAGCGTCTCACAGAAGGGGGGCCGCTGGTGCCGTTCGGGCCGCAAGACGAGCCGTTTTTTCCCCTGGGGAATCCCAGCACGGTACCAGTCTATTCCGGCGGCGAGGTCAGCAACGCCGAGGCGGCCAGCGCCAGCCCGAACGTGATGATGATCCGCGATCAGCGTGCTCAAGCCCAGCAATCGGCCGCGCCGCAGCGCGTGGATGTGCAGAATCACCTGGACGTCAAAATGGAGTTGGACGGCCGAGCCTTCGACAAGCGCGTGACAGAGGTTGTGGAGCGTCGTGAACGCAATACGGCCGACGACCTGATTTCCTCGGTGAGCCGATGAGCATCCTGAATATCCTGACGCGTCAGGCCCCGAATCTGGCGGGATACCAGTTCGACGCTGTGTTGGAAGACTCGTTCGAGGCGTCCGTCGAACTGACCCGCTACCCGGTGGAGTCCGGGGTCAAGGTGGCCGACCACCGGATCATCCAGCCGGTCCGCTACTACATGGTCGGCTCAATCAGCAACAACCCGTTGAAGATGTTCGACCTGGTGGGCTTGGCAGCAGGCGGACTGTCGAATCTGGCGGGCAACAACCCTTATGTGGCGGCGGCGGCTGGCCTGTCGGCTGGGTTTCTCGCCGGCAACCAGAGCACCCGCGCATCGAGCGCACTGGAGTTCCTGTTGGAGCTGTTGGCGGCTGGCCTGCCGTTCGATGTGGATGCCGTGGACATCCAACTCAAAGACATGGTTCTCACCCGCGTGTCGCGTGACCGCGATCCCGAGAACGAGAACGGGCTGATTTTCGTGGCCGAAATGCAGGAACTGATCCAGCTGAGCCGGCTAGCCGACAAGACGCAGCCCAGCCAGGACCAACTGGCCGACGGCGACCCCGCCAAGTCAGGCGCTGCCGCAGATGCAAACAGCGGCCAGCAAGTCGGCGAGGCGCCCAGCCCAGCCACTGCACACGCCGTCAATGTGACTGATGGCATTACGCAGGTGTCGCCATGATCGAGATCGCACTGAAGGCCGGCAGCGCCAACGCACATCAGCGTTTCACGCAGCGCCTGGGTGAAAACCTGCTGGAGTTCCGCGTCAACTTCCTGGCGTATCAGGAAGTACCGGTGTGGACGCTGGATATCTACCGCGACGGCGCGCCCGTGGCCCTGGGCATGGGCCTGAACGCCGGCGCCGTGCTGACGGAAGGCTACAACCTGCCCGAGGACATCGGGCGGCTGATCTTCGTGGGCGCTGAAGCGACGCTGGACAATCTGGGCAAGGACAACCACTTGGTATGGCTACCGACATAAAACAGTATCTTCGCAAATGGTCGATGCTGCTGAACGGGAAACCATTCATCGACGAGACCGAGGGGCGGCAGTTCCGTGTGGTATTCGATATCGACGTGCGCCCCCAGAACACGCAGTCTTTCGCGGACATCCAGATCTACAACCTGGCGAAGAAAACCACGATCGAGCGCGGCAACGACATCATCTTCCAGGCTGGCTACAAGGATCAGTTCGGCACGATCTTTGCGGGCACGGTCACCAACGTCTTCCGGGAGCGCAGCGGGCCAGATGTGTTCACGCGGCTGCTATGCTGGTCTGCCGGGCAGGCCAAGAATCGCGGCGTCATGAAGTCGCCCTATGGTTCTGGGGCCAACGTGAAGGACGTGCTTAAGGACGTGGCGGCAGCGTGGCCTCTGCGCCTGGAAATGGACGCGTCTCAGTTCACCGATAAAGACCGGCTGCCCGCCGGCTGGACGGCCTACGGCGACCCCAAGCGGATCCTGGATGACCTCGCGCGGATGTTCGATTTCAACTGGTCAGAAGAGCATGGTTCGCTGGTTATCACCAGGGTGGACAAGGCGCGCACCACAACGATCTTTGATATCAATCAGCACGCCGGGATGGTGGGCATGCCCGAGGTCAACCGAGGACCGCAGGGCCTGGGCGTGAACGTCACGACGCGCATCAACCCGCATATCCGCACCACCAGCAGGATCAACGTACAGTCGGAATTTTCGACCTACAACACCGGGAACATCTTCGTGGCCGAGATGGCCGGGGATGTGTCGGCCAACGGCGAATACAACGTGTTCGGCATCCTGTTTCGGGGCGATTCGCACGGTGACGAGTGGAATATGAGAATCGACGGCATCCGGGCAGGAACCAAAGAGCCGCTGGTCGCCGACGGCCCCGGCCTGGTGTGGGGCGCGAAGGTCTCGCAGGAGTTCCGCGCCAAGGTGCGCGAGATTGCCGACAAGCTGGGTCTCGATCCCAACTGGCTGATGGCGGTGATGGCGTTCGAGACGGGAAGGACATTCAGCCCCGCCGAAAAGAATCCGATTTCAGGCGCTACCGGTCTGATCCAGTTCATTCCGAGCACGGCGGCCAGATTGGGCACGTCCACGCAGGCCCTGAGGAACATGACAGCGGTCGAGCAGTTGGATTATGTCTATGCCTATTACAAGCCGTATGCTGCCAAGATTCGGACGCTGGCCGACGCCTACATGGCCGTGCTGTGGCCCGACGCCGTCGGCAAGGCCGATGACTATGTGCTGTGGGTGGAAGGTAGCATCTACTACACGCAAAATCGCGGACTAGACCGAAACCACGACGGCAAGGTCACAAAGAACGAGGCGGCGAGCAGGGCGTTTGATATGTTCAAAGAGGGGGCTGCGCATAAGGCTTAATTTGCCGGATGGAATGCGCACTCCGTTGTCTTTAAGTAAGGAATTGAAAATTTTCGCCCTTTATCAACCGCGGTAATTGTCATTCTGTCGTCGCTTAGCTTCCATGCGCCAACAGTAAATTGATGCGGTTTATATCCATTTGGAAAATAATCCAGTTTGTACCACCCTTTTAAATCAAAGTCGTCCTCTGGCATAAACATATATCCAGATATCGGATTTCTCGCAGTTCCGGCCCAGTCGATCGGATTATTAATTTTTATGTCGCTTGCTTTCGCACACCTATAACGCAGTCCGGCCCGCTCAACCTTGTTTCCGTATCCATCGTCTCCGAAGTATTCAGCAAATGTGAAAGCGTGGGTGATGGTCTCCATTCTTTCGAGAGCGGCCTGCGCATCCTCGAACACACGATCTTCCGTAACGAATGACGGACATTCCTTGTCGGCCGTAAGGTACGAGAGGCCATCGCCAGGCTGGGAAAATCGGAAAGTACATGAATTCCGGTCCTTGTCTACGTACTTCATCTGGTATCCGAAAAATGGATTAACAGCACCGGGGCCGGACACGTTTACAGACATGGTTTTTGCCATGACGGGAATTGCTATGCCCAACGTTAATGCGGCGGCAATCGCAGCTTTCGTTTTCATGTCATTCCTCGATTATCAGGGTTGCAGATGAATTCCGGATTTTTCCGCACGGCCTTCACCGAAATGATGAAGGGCGTCTGCACAAGCGTGCCTGGTCACATTCTAACGTTCGACCCCGAGCAGCAGCGCGCCCAGGTCCGGATAGGTGTGCAGACGGTGACCGCCGGCGGTGCCGTGATCCAGCCGCCGCCCATCGCGGATGTCCCGGTCGTATTCCTGGGCGGCACGCAGTTCGTGACAATCCACCAGATCGACCCAGGCGACGAGGGCCTGATTCTGTTCTCGCAGCGGTGCGTGGACGCTTGGAAGCAAACGGGCGGCGTTGCCCAGAACCCGCTGGCGCGGTTTCACGACGCCCACGCGCATCACCGGATTTGCCAACGACGGCATCCGCCTGCAGTCGCGAGACGGCGGCCGACACGTCTGGATCAAGTCCAGCGGCGAGATCATCGCTGACAACGGCGCGGCCCAGGTGCGGATCGCCCCGGACGGGGATGTGAACATCGAGAACGGGGCGGGACACATCCGGCTACTGGCCGACGGCACGGTGAACATCAACGGCGCAACGATCGGCACGGACGGCATTCTTCGAGCGGGCGACGTGGTGTTCGGCGGTATCAGCGGCAAGGCCCACAAGCACACCAATGTGCAAAACGGGCCGAACACATCGGGAGGGCCTACAAATTGATGACCGTTCGACGACTGGACGAGTCCGGCGACCTGGTGACGCGCGGGCGCATGTTCGACACTGAGCGCAAGGCCATCGCGCAGACCATCGTGACGCGGCTGAAGCTGTTTCTGGGCGAGTATTTCCGGGACGTCACCGACGGCACGCCCTGGTTCCAGCAGATCCTGGGCAAGGGCGAAAACCTGAACGCCGTCGAGGCGATTCTGCGCAACCGAATCGCCCGATCCCCTGGCGTGGTGCGGCTGCTGTCCTTCGCCCTGCAGTTCGATCTGGATGCCCGCACGCTGTCCGTGCAGTCCCAGGTGCTGACGACGTATGGCGAGGCCGACGTGCAATTTTCGACTTTGACGGTGTGACATGGCTGAACTGACCCCTAGCGGCTACAAGCTCAAGAGCCAGAACGTCTGGTTCCAGGAAGAGCGCGCCCTGTATCTGAACATCGATTCGGAATGGATGCTCGACTCGTCCACACCGGACGGCCTGAAGATCGCGCATGACGCTGAAATCTTCTCGGCGCTCGACGAGGTGCTGTATCGGGCGTGGGCCAGCAAGGACCCGGCGAAGGCGGTCGGTATTGACCTGGATGCTGTCTCATCGATCACCGGAACTTTTCGCAATCCCGGCACGCCATCGAACGTTGAGCTGACGTTCACCGGCGTGCCGGGATCCGTGATCCTGGCCGACAGTATCGTCGAGTCCGCGGACACCGGTCAGCGGTGGCTGGTGGATCAAGCATTTGCCGTCGGCCCGGACGGGACTGTCGTCGTGCCGGCGCGCAGCGAACAGACGGGAAACATCCAGGCTGATCCCGGCACGATCACCAAGATCATCACGACCATCGCCGGGGTATCGGCTGTCACGAACGCAAGCCCGGCCACGCCCGGAACCGAATCGGAACGTGATTCGAACTTGCGCATTCGTCGCCGGCTGGCTGTGGGTAGGCCCGGGAACAACCAGGTCGATTCGCTCTACGGCGAATTATCGAACACGCCCGGCGTACGCCGCGTCAAGGTCTATGAGAACCCCACCGGCAGCGCGGCCATCGATCCTGATCTGAACCCGCACGGACTGCCTGCGCACTCGCTGACGATCCTGGTTGACGGCGGCGTGGCCGCCGACGTGGCGATGGCCATCTACCTGAAGAAGAACCCGGGGGTGCTGCTGAATGGTGACGGCACGCCCGTGCAGGAGTGGGTGACATCGCCCACCATTGCCACGCACCGGCAACTCATCACCTTCGGGCGGCCCGGCTATGTGGATATCGTGGTGGTCGTGGATATCAAGGACGACGGCACGCTGCCCGACGATTTGGAAAGCCAGATCAAGGACGCCATTCTGGCATTCGCGGCCGGCGATTCGCCGTCCGGAGAAGACGGCTTCAAGACCACAGGCTTTGACATCGGCGAATCCGTGCCGATCTCGACGATGTACACGCCGATCAATCAGGTCATTGGGAAGTACGGGAATTCCTACGTCACCAGTCTGACGCTGGACGGCGCGACCGCCAACAAGGCCATCGCCTACAACGAATTGAGCCGCTGGCTCGATTCCAACATCACGGTGACGACGTCATGATCGAGAACGTCCCGCAGCGCGCCTACGCGCAGTATCGCAACCAGCCCAAATTCATGGACTGGCTGGCGATTGCGCGGCGCATGGGCGGCTCGATCTATGACGCCGCCGTGGCCGTGCGCCAGTCCTACGACATCGACAGCGCCGAGGGCGTGCAGCTCGACGTGATCGGGCGCATCGTCGTGTTTCCGCGCGATTTCATCGGGCAGTTGACGATGCAGACCGCAGAATTCGATCTGACGGACGGTGCGGAATGTGGCGACGATGAAGCGGTTTTCTCGGCGGCGCGTGTTTCCGACGATGCGCAGATGGCCGACGGCCTTTACCGACTGGCGATCAAAGCCAAGATCATGAAAAACACGGGCGACGCGACTATCGAAAGCATCATCGAAGAGATGGCTTTCCTGGTCGGTCCCAAGTTTCTGAGGATCAATGACACGGAGGATATGGAATTCTCCATCGAGTTCGCCGGCGACCTCACCGAACTGGAGCGGTGGGCGCTGTTCAACGCGGACCTGGTCCAGATCCCACAGGGGGTGCTTTTTCGCGGGTTCCTGGAATTGACGAATATGGCCGAATTCGGTGACGAAGACATCGAGTTCGGCGATGACGACAACGCACAATTTTCTGATTTTATAGGTGGCTAAGCATGGCAATCATTCTCGCTGACCGTTACCCCGGCCGCGCCGGCGGAAAGACGCTCGACTACCCTCAAGGGAGTTTCAAAAACCGAACGTCGCCCACCGCCAAGGATGGGACGTACCTCGAACAGGATTGGGCCAACGATATGTTGGCCTTTTTTCAGGCCTTGATGTCCGATGCGGGCATGACCGCAAGCGGAACTGTCGATACCGCGCGCGCATCCCAGTATTTCGATGCGCTGGTGAAAACGATCAAGGGCAACGCCATCCCCGGCGCCACCTTTGCCGAGGTGGACGCTCTGACCGCTGACCAGGGGCCCATCATCGTGACCGATCATGGCGGGGCGGTGTATATCTGGGACGGTAGCAAATACGCCCCTCTGATCGCATCCGAGACCTACGCGGGAGCAATGAAGATTGCGACAGCCGCGCTTGCGCAGGGCTTTGCTGATGACACTACGGTGTTGACGCCGAAGAAATTGGCAGATGCGTTCGGTGGCGGCAACCTTGTCCAAGGTGCGGGATACACCATCATGAAATTTCCTAACGGGGTGAAGTTCATATCAGGGCAGGTATCGTTCGCGATTACAGGCGACGTAACAACACCAGTGACTTTCCCGGAAGCGTTTGCATCAAAAGTATTCGATGCTGGATGGATTCCCGGAGGAATTGGAGCTCAAAATACCGTGATCGGTGCGTATATAAACAATGTGTCATTGACCGGCATGGATCTAATCGCGGACGTTAACGCATCACCATCAGTAACGACGACCGCTTACTGGCATGCCTGGGGGATTTAATATGTGGTTTGCAAAAATGATTGAAGCTGACGGGCGCTTTGCATTCAACAGCAGCGATAACGGTGGTATCGAAATAACGGACGACGAACATGGTGCTCTGATGGCGGGGCAAGTCGAAGGAAAGCGTATCGTGGCAGACGAACACGGCCGTCCGATCCTGACCGATCCGCAGCCGCCGTCATCCGCCGAACTTGCTTCTGCTGCCCGCGCTAAGCGCGACCGCCTACTGTCTGAATCCGATTGGATCGTAACGCGATCCATTGAAACCGGCGACGCAGTGCCGCCCGAATGGATGGCCTATCGTCAGGCGCTGCGCGACGTGCCGGAACAGAGCGGATTCCCGCAAACCATCGGCTGGCCGGTTGCGCCGCAATCCGGGCAGCCATGACTGCTTTGCTGATCAAGGCTGTTTGATTGCTTCCACGTAGATCGACATCGCCGGGTGCGTGGAATCAAAGAGGCTTGTGTTGCGAAGAATGGGCAGCACTGACTGGCTGTGGCCGGATCGGTAAACATTCTCAAACCCGGCATTGCGCATGAATTTTTCGACCTTGCCGTGGGTCCACCAGGACACGTGGTTGCCAGGGCGCTCGGGAATGAACTGGCATTGGGATGTGAAGAAATCCAGGGCGCCCTCGAAGCCAAGCTCGGCGACCTTTTCTCTGACATCTTCGGCGGTGTACTTCTTGCTTTCCGTGATGTCGTTTGGGGCCAGTTGGCTGGCTACGTGGTGCAGCCACCGCTCTTCCAGGGGGACGCTGGTCGCTGGTGCCTTGAACATTCTGCTGTAGTAATCGGGGGTGACGTAGGATTCATCCCAATAAAACCAATCGTCATCGCCGCGCATCATGGCGCGGAAATCTGTCTCGGCGTCCGGGCCGGTGGTGACGCGCAGCACTCCACCCGGTTTAAGTGCCCTGAACGCTTCATTGAATAGGTTCTGCACAGCAGGTTCTTTCACGTGCTCGATTGTGTGAGATGTGTATATCACCTCGGCAGTTCCATCATCGATCGGCAGTGGCCCAAGCGCCATCAGATCGTGATGGATAACGTGCTTTTGCTCGCCTTTATACCAATCGCTGACAAAGTCAATGTTTGTCCAGTGAGGGTGAAAAAACGATCCAGCGCCTACGTTGTAGAAAGGTCTCCTGGCAAGCGTCTTTTGGTCATATAACTTCGTATAGGTTGCCAGTTGATATGCGTCTGGCTTGCGTCGAAGCTCTAAGCCTCGCGTGTCGAGGGCCTTCGAAAATGCACGCAGCAACATGGCTTTCATCTTTTTTCCTTGTTTGGTAATAGTCGTAATCATACACATCACGCAACATGTACCACCGCTGCATTTTGAAGCTCGTTTTTGGGCTGCACAGATAGATTTATCAACCGCCCGCCCTGCGCGGGTATTTTTTTGGAAACGCAGGATGCAGATACCAGAAGAGGGCCTGTGGCCACTGATCGCGGGGGCCGCCGGGGCGGCGCTGTCGCTGCAATTCATCGAGGGCATGACGTGGAAACAGAAAGGCGTCATGACGATCACGGGCACGCTCTCGGCGGCCTTGCTGACAACCCCGCTCATGGAGTGGGTTGGTATGCCGGCGTCCTGGTCCAACGGCATGAGCTTTCTGGTCGGCCTGTTCTCCTGGGCGGCTGTCGGCGGCGTGATGCACACCCTGCAGAAGGCCGACTGGTGGGGCCTGATTCAGGATGTCGTGCGCCGCATCTTCAATCGGGGGGCGTGATGGTCATCACATTCATTGCCGCGCATCTACTGATCGCGCTGGCCTGTTGCTGGGCGGTGGTGCGCCCGCACGTGGGCGAAGGCGTCCTGGGGAAATTCAGCCTGATCGTGCTGTGCTTCGCGTCGATCGCCTGCGCGGCCTGGGGATGGATCCTGCCGGAGACGGTGGACCGCTCTGAAACCGTGTTCGCGGTGGCGGCCGCTGGCTTGGCTGGGCGCTGCTACTGGATCAAGGCCTGCCGGCCGGTGCGTCGGCGCATCAAACGGAGGATCGGCAAATGCTGACCTGTGCCGTAGCACCGCCGCCGCCCGGCAGCGTCGTCACATTCGACACGGCATTCGAGCGTCTGATCGGCCACGAGGGCGGCTACGTCAATCACCCCGACGACCCGGGCGGCGAAACGAACTGGGGTGTCACGAAACGCACCGCGGCCGAGGATGGATACACGGGCAGCATGCGCGATCTGACGCGCGACCAAGCCAAGGAGATCTACCGCACGGCGTACTGGGGCCGAGCCCGTTGCGATGAATTCGACGGTGCGATCGCGTTTCAAGTATTCGACGCGGCAGTGAACCACGGAATCGGCAACGCCATCCGATTCCTGCAGCGCGCTGTGGGGGTGGCGGCCGATGGATCGATGGGGCCAGTCACGATGGATGCAATCAAACGGATGGACGTGACTGACGTGCTGGCCAGATTCAACGCCGCGCGCCTGCGCTTTTACACATCGTTGTCGACTTGGCCGTCGTTTGGCCGCGGCTGGGCCAATCGCACGGCCGGAAATCTGGATTATTCGGCAGAGGACACGCCATGATCGCCGCCGCACTCAAGGCCCTGGCCGGCTGGCGGGGCTACGCGGCCGCCGCTGTCGCTGCGGGGATGCTGGCCGCTGGTGCCGCGTGGACAGTCCAAGGCTGGCGCTACGACGCCAAGATCTCGGGCATGGAGCGCGACCAGGCGCAGCAGATCGCAGACGCCCAGGCGCTGGCCAGGGCAACGGAACAGCGCCGCTGGGCGGCGCGAGAGGGAGTCATCAATGATGCCAAGACACAGGCCGCGGCTGCGGCTGCTGATGCTGATCGTGCCCGTGCTGCTTCTGAGCGCCTGCGCCAGCAAGTCGCCCGTCTACGTGCGGGCGGCAGAGATCCCGCCGCTGCCGGCGGAGGCCAGGGCCAGTCAGGTGCCGATACCCTCGATCTGCTCGTCAGGTTGCTCAGCGGGATGGACGCGGCTGGTCGAGACATCAGCGGATACGCTGACCAGCTCCGAATAGCGGGACTGGCGTGCGAAAAGGGTTATGACTCGCTGCCCTGATGCCGATCCGACCGCTGCGGTGGATTGAGACTGAGGCGGCTACTTGGGAGAGAGTGTGCCGGTGAGAGCGAAGAAAAGCCGCCCGAAGGCGGCTGGTGGCACAGATGAAGGAAGGGTTGCTGGTCTTCCTCCAGTAGCCTTTTGGCTACCGTTACTGTTTCGGCGCTTGATCCTTGCGCTCATGCGCAGTGGATTCCTGAGGACCACCCTTGGGGGCGGGCTTCGGTTGCAATTCATCCTTCTTCTCGTTGGCGGAAGGGGTGTTGAGGGGTCTGATTTGTTCCATGGTGTACTCCGAGATTTCGGTTGCCATCGCCCAAAATGGGTTGATGGCACGGGTGTTAGGTTAAGAGTTTGGCAGTACCGCTGCGTGGCCGGATTGCAGGTTTAGTAGGGCAATCCAGGGAATTTTTCTTTCATCAGCTTGAGAAAATGGGCACGGTGCTTAATGCGCCGCCTGTTGCGTTCGAGCTCGTCAAACGGGGAGGGGGGCGACGGCGGGCAATCCATGTCTGCTGCCTGCAGTTTCGGGGCGAAAACGCCAGCGGGCGAGAGGTAGAGGATCATGAGGGCTCCAAGTAGCCTGGCCGGTTTGTTATGCACATCTGCGCCAGGGTTGCCCATCGCGAAACGTTCCGATTTCGACGAAATCAGTGTGCAAGGGGCCGCACGCGCTAAGCATGCGATTTTTATAGAGGCGTTGGCACAATCTGTTAGATTAGTTATCGGCCTTGAGTTACTGCTGCCTCGTTTTATTCAGTCTGGGACTTATAGAGATGGATAGCTAGCTTTACTTTGTATCAGTTGTCTCTGTGTCGCTTAGCATTGTGGAGATGTGTTTTCATCGGACGTGGCTTTGCTTTGCCGCCCGCATCTCAAACCAAGCCTCCGTCTCCCCCATGGCCTGGAACGCATCGCCCCGCGCACGCCCGGCCGCCGCGATCCAGCGCTTGGCCAGCGCGACATCCTCGGGCGTCATCTCATCTTCTGCGGTGTCCTCCGCCGTCGTCCAGGCCTTGTAGGCCGCAAGCACCTGTTCCGGGCCGCCAAGGGCGCGCTCCAGTGTTCGACGGAAGAGGTGTTCGGCATGGGCCCGCGCCAGTTCCGGCAGGTCGGCGGGAGCGTCTTGAAGGGTGATCGTGTACATGATGGCTGCTCCAAAAAACTGTATTTTTATACAGCTTTATGGGATATGCCATCAAGTCGGATCGTGGATTCCAGGCGGCGCATCCTGCGGGCCTATTTCCGGCGCCTGTGAGCCACGGGCAACTGTGACCATGGCGGGATCTCAGACGCAAAAAAGCCCGCTCGGGGGCGGGCTATTCTCGGTGCATGTCACCAATTCGGTTTCTTGTCACCATTTAGGGTTTCGTCATACGGCTGGAAACTCGCATAAATACTGGGGTGACCGATGGGGCTCGAAC